AACAACAGGGTAACCGTGTTTTTCTTCAAAGTACACACCACAAAGTTGGCAACACCAACCGTCTATAATATCTTCTGCAATGCTCATGATTATTTCATTAATTCAAATTCATACGCCCAAACATAGGGATTGCTTTCCCAAGTGCCTTTACCGGAGACTTTATCTATGAGGGCGGCAAAGGCTTCACGTGGAGTATCAAATCCATTGTCTTTGTTTCCCTCAAATTCATAAAATATAGATGGCGGAAACTCATCATCACCCGAATCTTCATATATCCCTTCTTTCAAGCAATCTTCATCGCTAATGTCCTGTAAGCGTTCAACCTTACGATCTGTAAATTCAATATGGCGGGGCATTAGGTCGGCTTTCACAAACATTTTATTAGTCCAACCGGGATGTAATTTCAGTTCAGGCAATATAGAATCCAAGTATTCTAAGTAAGCTGCATTTTTCCCTTTTCTATGAAATCGGTCAACATCCATATAACTTTGCGCAATGGCAACAACTTCTCCAAGTTCATATTTCGGCAATATCTCGCCCATATCAAACTCCCTTTCATCTGCATCGTACATACAAGGAAAGCCAACTATCTCTTTATCAGAAGGACTTCTGTGTATATTGAATCCTGCGACCCATTCTCCTTTAAAAGTTCTAGGGCATTTGATTATTCTTCTCGTCATAGTCTTCCGACATTCCAATACGGCTTGGGTTAAGCCAAATTTATCCGAGAACATTATTTTCTTCATGATTATATAAGTTTTAATGCTTCTTGTATTCCAACTTCCAATGCTTCTTCATAGGTGGTGTCCCACTGACCGCCATCGTTAGGACCTTTAAATATTCCATCGGTTATATGAGTGCCATTATCAGCTTTGCATATATCATAGCCATAGCCGCAAGCGTTTCTAATGATGGAAATATGTAGGTCCTTGGTTTCACGTATCCATTTTTGGGCGATGGATTGTGGCGGTTGGGTACATACTTTTATCGGTAACTCACTATTTGTTCTACTGGTCGTATATTGTCTGCTATCTTCAACATTAATAGCAAGCGAATATGGCTCATTAAACCCTTTCTCTTTCAGAATCTTTGCTGTCTCTAATGTTACAAATTCTTCGGTCATGACTATTCATTTTTAAGTTCTTTCAATACCTTTTTCGCTATCTCATAGTGAGATAACTGCCAATCAGAACAAATATCATCCGCTTCATCATCGTAATGATTGGCGTATACGTATGAGTCCAATTCTTCCCTAAACTGTTCTCCGCATAATCCATTGTCATCACAATCATCGTACATTCTCAATTCATGGGCAACTTCCTTACATTCTTGATGTGTGATAAAGTCATACACGACTCCGTCATATACATTTGTCTGGCGAACATATTTTTGTCCCGGCTGTATCTTATAGCCACAAAACTCACATATATGCTCTTTCTTGGCTGTTGGATAAGTTTCTTTTAGTATTGTTGGCATGGTTATTCCTCCTTTTCTTTAAAGTGTTCGATTAGCTCTTCTACGGTAGCCTTGTGATAATGATTATCTCGTGCACAATCATCGTCATTGGATTTACAAAAAATCCATTCTCCTATTTCAGCATAAACTGTTGCTTCTCCATTGTCCGATCTATCCCAATGATTTACATCGCAAATAAACCACTGATTTTCATTTGTATCATCTCTCAATGCAGCAATAGCCAAGAAAAGTTCTTCGTTGGTTCCGCAATCAACACTATCGGTTTCGTCAGGATGTGGAATGTTACTGAAAAACTCAACACTATATAGACCGTATTCGGGTTCAGTGAAAATACATAAGTCTTCGTTAAGTTCCGCCCCAAACAATCTATATCCCAACTCCTCTAATTTCTTTCTAAGTTTATAGGTGCTCTTGCGTATAAAGCACGGTGTTGTAAATCCCATAGTTATTCCTCCTTTCCAACTTTAACATATCCGTTTTCAATGCACCAACACAGCATCTCGTAGGCTGATTCCAGAAGTGTAGGCTTACTAAAGAATGCAAGTTGAGTAATATCACCATCATCGTAAAATACGCTGACGCCGTTTTCATGGTAATATATGTATAATTCAAACTCATAATCTTCTGTTTCTATACGTTTCGGCAGCTTGTCAAGAATGTCCTGCAAGGTGTAAGCAGGGTATACATGATCTTCACTAAATAGGCTTTCACGCCAAACCGATAATTCCCAATCTGAAATAGGTATTTTACCAAGCATTTGTTTGTACCACAAGAGCATACTTGTATTTCTTAATTCAAGTCCAATCTCCTGTAAATGTTTCATTTGTTCAACTGATAATACTTGTTTTGATTTCATCGTTATTTCTCCTTCTTTACCAATTCAACTTCTGTCGGCTCTTCATCTTCCCATTTTACTTCGGGAAATAAAGAAGAATCTATCTTGTAGAAATCATGGGGATTGTCACTACATAATTGCCAACTTTCCGAATACTTCACGGGTTGCTTTTTATAAAGATACAAATCACCATCTTTGTCTCTTGCTATATACATATTCAATCTCCTTTCTCTTTAATCCGTTCTAGTACATCCCTGTTGACTTCGAGTATTTCATCGAAAGAGGGGATGGGCATCCAAGCTACAACATTATAGGTCTGCAATCCATACAAGAAGGAATTAGTATCTTTTGCGTAGTCTTTTTCTGTCCTATGAGATATATATACTTGTTTCCCATTATAAACTATTACTTTTTGGTTTAAAGAAGGCAGTTTATCTTCAACGCTTATCCACGGGGATTGCTTTGCCTGCCATTCTGCACCAGCTATGAAGTCTTCACTGCAATTACCCTTGCGTAGAACATAATTGTCCGCATCCACTTCTTTGAGAACGTTTCTCCGAAAATATGTTTTACCTATGGAATAATCTTTTGCCGCCTTTTCAATATCTTCTCGTTTCATTCTTCAACTCCTTTCGGTTTGTTAATCGGTTTCCAATGAGTGATAGTAACTTCAAATTCGGATTCATCAAAGTCGTCAAGATAATCTTCAGTCCATCCATATTCACCCCAAACAGATGTAAGATAACCAACTTCTACAATGCCTGTGGTTATTTCCTTGCACTCAGTCCTTAGCAAGCATGGGGTATTTCGTTCCGGCGCATCTTCCGTATTCTCTTTACACTCGTGCCATTCCTCGAACTCATTCCAACGCCTTGCTATCTCTTTGCAAAGGATGTTTGAACTTTCCACATCGCCCAAGTGGATTTCGGCTATTTGGTAATTCATGCCGTCCTTTATACAAAGTTCTGCGTCCAATTCATCAGGACCGAACACACGTTTTCCTCTTGCCGGGATGCAAACCATTTTCAATGTATCAGTATCTAATTCGCCTTTGGCGTATGTCCAATTCAGTTTTATTTTTGTCATAACCCAAAAATATTTTTGTAAAACTCAAAATTTCTGTTTTCTACCTTTGCATCTTCCGGATAATAAGTAGCGCGATGATACCATTCTTGATAGCATTTCGGGCAAAACCATTGATTTAACACAGCTATGTAATAGCCTGTAGATGCAGTTTCGTTGCAGTAGTCACAAATTCCCATTGCACCATATTGCCCTAATTCCTCTACAAGTTCTTTCCGACTTATTTGAATTACCTTGAATCCTTTTTTATTGTCTTTTATATTTGCCATACCATTCCTTTTTTATTCACAAAGCCCATAGTAGCTCATACAACTTGTTGCCACATCATCATCGAACAGAGAACCACCTGCACGTTTACTTTGTACATAACGAACAACATCGCTGATTAGAGGATATTCACCCTTATAATACTTAGATGAAATTTTATCAGGACCGAAAAAACTGCTGTTGAACTGTTGTTCGAGACCTGCAATGTAGCTTATTCTTTCTGGCTCTTGTACGCTGATATTGTAAATGTCTTGTTGTGAAGCCATCACGCAAGGAAAGCAACCAACACGTTTGTAGCCCATTCGGTAGAGCGGATTAGGCTGTATTCCATTTTCAAGTATATAGTCAATCACTTGTTGTGCCGACCAATCGAATACAGGACGCAATAGGTCATCAGCATATTTCTTTCGAAATGCCAATACATCTTTACGACGATAGGTGTGGTACTTGTCCTTACCATTCTTGTCCTTACCGTATGGCTGCACATAATACTTGAAGTACGTACATTGCTTGGACATTTCAGCACGCTTGGCACTCTCGGCAGCACGTATTCCTTGTATAATCAGAACATCATCGTTTACTTCATCGAGTATGTAGTCAATCATCGGAATGGTTTTCAATTCAGATGTGCAGAATCTCCGTTGCGAGGATGGCCAGCGTGATTTCTTTTTTGCCAAATCTACCATGCCGTTAAACTTCTTTGACTTGACGGTAATGAGATTTAAGCCCAGTTGTTCCTGTACTTCTTCGATATATTTATAGGTCAATGGGTGTTCCCAACCTGTATCACAAAATACTGTAATAAAATCTTTTGTTAGGTTATTACGCACCCAAAGAAGTGATGCAAGACTATCTTTGCCACCACTGAATGAAACTATTACTTTCATCCTTTACCTCCTTTCTTCAATTCTGCAATAAGAGCATCAGCACCGCTAATGCTCCACTGGGCTAACGTTTCGCTACTTGCATCCACACACTGATTATGTGAATTGGCTGAAAATCCTTTCATTATCTCTTTCGCAATCTCGTATCTGCGTTGTTCCCAGTCTATGGCTTTTTCAAATTCAAGTGCTGTTCCGGGCATTCTTCGACCGTCTTTCGTTATGAATGAACCGCATAAAACCTGCATAGTACCTGACGGTTCAACATCTATGACCTCGCCGGTAGCCTTTACTTTAGCTTTAAGTTTTTCAGCAGCTCTCATTTGTCTCGTGTGTTCTGCTACACAAGTTTTACACCTGTTAGGATATGATTTGCTGAACTCTGAAATATGCTTTGTTTGCCCGCACTCTGTGCATTTTTTATAAATTGAATTGTCCATGGTTATTATTGATTATAAGTTTCTTGAATAGCTTGGAATATCTCATACATTACTTGTGGGACAATCGCATTGCCATATGCCTTTATCGATTCCTGCCGCCACTTTGAAAAGGCAATACCGTCCAATCTGGTGGAAATCCCATCATCTCGGCTACAAACAGGGGATTGAGTTGGGAAGTTTTTCCACCGTTCTGCGAATGATGCTCTCCTAACATTACCGGCAGGTTGCACAGAGCATCCGTCCTCATTTTCCCATTTTTTCTTTTCAATGCTTGTGGGGAAACGGAGGGTTGATAGTCCCTCGCTGCTGGAGTAGGGAGCATCCCATTCACCGCCATTGCTGTCAAAGCTGTGCCCATTTGACTGTTCGGATTGTATTTCTTGCTGTACTTGTCCGCTTCCCGGGCATTGGGAGTAGGAAGCAACCGAACCATTCTCGCAAGTCCTACGCTTCCGTTCTGTCCGTTCTGATTGATTCTCCTCGGAGTCCCGTTTCTGGTCGTAACAAATTGGTCGTTCTTTCCAATTATCGCTCCGGTTGTTGCATCGCTCGCCATCGGAGTGGGAAGAAGCCCGAACGCAGCCCCTGACGAAAGGTTGTTGAGTTTCGTACCCGTTCTGTCTTTCGTTCTCGCAGCAGCTTTCATGGGGTGTTCCACCACTTCCACGGCACGTGGTGTCGGAAGCAGTCCTACCGGATAGAATGTTGTCTTCCCATTTTCGTTGCATACCTTTAACCCCTGCGTCTGCACGGTGGGCAATAAAGAAGACACGGTCTCTTCTGTGCGGCGCTCCGACGGCACAAGCCGGAATAACAACCGGTTGGACGAAATATCCTTCACGTTCAAGGTCGTTACACACTGTTTCGACGACGTATTCCTGCCGATGCAATATTCTTTTTCGGTCAACCTCTCCGAACAGAGATTCTTCACGTCCCAACGCAGTTTCACTGCCGGGTTGTACCATTGAGAGGATTCCAGCAACGTTTTCACCAACAACCCAATCGGGCTGAATCTCCCGTATCGCTCGTAGCATTTCCGGCCAGAGGTAGCGGTCATCTTCCGCTCCCTTTCGCTGTCCGGCGCAAGAAAAAGGCTGGCAGGGAAAACCTCCGGTGAGGACATTGATTTTTCCACGCCACTCTGTAAAATTTGTTTTCGTGATGTCTTCATAACTTTTGCTGTTTGGGAACCAATAATCAAGTATTTTTCTCCCGAACGGGTTTATTTCACAATGGAACATATTTTTCCAGCCCATTTCCTCGGCAGCTATTTCCGGACCACCGATGCCGCTGAACAAACTACCATGGGTAAACTTATTCTTTTCCATGATTACGGATTTTTTGTTTTTGCTACTTTAGTTGGTTCATAGTACTTGCATTTGTCTGTTCCCGGATTGTATGCTGGCCATACCCATTGCAAACGTGTATCGGGTGGATCGGGCAAATAGCGTTTACAACTCTTGCGGATTGAGCAGGTAACGCCCGAACAATAACTATAATCTGTATTCATCGTCATAATGTTTTTAATTAGTTTACTGTTTTCTGAATGACTGCTCATTGCCGAAATTGATGATTAGCATCATTTCACGGAAACGGTCTGCAATTCGTTCGTCGTAATATTCTGCAATTTCTTTTGCCGTAAGATTGGATGAGACCAGCGTACAGAACTGCTCTTCATAGCGAAAAGACAGCATATCCATGGCGGCGGTTACGTAATCGCCATAATGAATGCTTTCTTTCGGTTCGGAGCCGAGTTCGTCGATTGCGAGTATTTCGATTTGGCGCAGCCTTTTGTAGCGTGCCACATCGGAGGTGTTGTCGCGTGTGGGATTGTTATACGCTTTAGCCAGCAAGACGAGTTCTTTAGCCGATACCATCATGTAGCCGCGTATCGGATATGCATCCGCATTGCTGTTATACCCCTCATCAGAGCGCAAGTAGTTTATAAGGTTTTGCAATGCACGCAGAATGGTGGTTTTCCCATTTCCGGCATCGCCGCAAAGGAACAATCCGAAAGTGGAGGCTTCCGATGTAATCCAATTGGAAATGTCCCAAAGGTGCTTTTTGTATTGTTCGGTGGCATTAAATTCCCTATGCCTATGAGCAACTTCCACCCGGCACGCTTCATATAGCATAGCGTAAACTTGCTTGGCGGTATATGGCAATCTAAAACGAGTTACCATATGTTTTCTCTTCATCAGATTTGAGAAGATTACCTCTGCGTTGATTTCTGCTTTCGGGTCTAACTTTATCATCTTTTCTTTTATTTTTATCATTTACAATTCTCAACCATGCGTTGAAGTGCTGTTTGGCATCCTGTAAGGAAGAATGCCGGTCTTTCCCGTCTGCCAGGCATTGCACCCGGAAGTCGTCAAGACTGCTGCGCAAAGAGGAAATATTCGTTGCATGAAGCACTTGTAATTGGTCAAGCCAACACTCGTCTTTTTTCAGTTCGGCAATTTCTTCATCGATAGTCATGGAGTAAGGCTCGTATTGCAGTTCGTTTTGCACTGTTGTACTACCTTGTATCGTTTGTGGATTGTCATTCTTTCGTGGCAGTTTTTCAGTTTGTTTGGGCTTTTTCTCGATTAGGTTATAATCCCCAATATAGCAAACACGACGGCACTGTACGCATATACGACTATACCTTTCCTGAATACCTTTAGAAGTCAATACTTTTTCAGCGTCAAACAATTCTTTTGAAAACAACCCCAGTGTCAGGCAGGTTTTGATTACTTCTGATATATATGCCTCCTCAAATCCCGTAAGCTCCGAGCAAATGAAAGGCAACTCTTTATCCCACTTCATATAATACCCACTCTTGTAGATATTGCAGAGCAGCAGAGCATATACCGTTATAGCTTTTCCACCTTGATACTTGATTAGTTTTCTTATTTTAAGGTCGTTAAATATATCTATATCCAGAGGGAAATAGTCAAGACCTTTTTTAAAAGTTCGTGCCATATCTGACTTTTTTAAAATTCATTTCTCAAATAATCATCCACTTCACGAATGAAATCATCTAGCGAAAAGCACAGAACATATTTGTATTCTCCGTTTTCACATATTATCTTTTGCCATTCTTTTTGTGATGGAGATTGATAGCCGCCTTTCTTTTTCATTTCAATGAGCAGCGCACCATAATCACGATTGCTTTTCAACAGAATCAAATCGGATACACCGGCTGTTACGCCCTCAGCTTTCAATTTGCCACCTGTAACAGTATCACGTCTTCCTCCGTTCGGCACAGCAAACAACCGGCCTTTTAACTTCGGATACTTCAAATTGAACCACTTTACGCAAGAGCATTGTATGCGATGTTCCTCATCGTCATATTTTTGCTTCTTTTTTCGTTTCCTTTCCATTTGAAGCATTTCCTCAAGTGTCATTGTCGCTTTGCTTTTCGGGTGTAACAATGGTGTCTTTTCCGGTCTTGTCTACTACAACTTTTTTCCCACCAACGGTTATCGTTGTCCTGCAACCTTCGGGGAGAGATTGTATGAAATTTCGTACAACAGGCGAATTGGCATTTTCACTGATGGTATCCGTAATGGACTCATCTGCGGCATATGGATAGACGTCCATAATGGCAGTTTCCGCTACCGATGCAATTTGGTAGTCGGCCATTGTGCCTTTCATACCCTCATCCAGTTTATTTACTGCATCACGCAAGTCGGCTGCTTGTACCAGTACGTTGGTAGCCGTCTTTTTTTCTGCTCCACTTTTTTCATCTGAGGTAATGAAATACAGCTTGCACTTGAACCAGCGGTCGGCACTGTCTTCCTCACAGGGAAAGAGCTCGCTATAGTTGGCACGTTTAATGTCGGAAACTGTAAACTCACCGGAAATAAAGGGTGTCATTTCTTCAATGATGCGTGCTTCCGCTTCCGTGAAGCTGAGCGCGTCAACCAGATAGGGTTCTGTTACTTTCTTGTTCATTCCGTTATCCATTGTCTTTTCATAACGGATTTTACATTCAAACCACGTGTGCATCATGAGTTCATTTTTTCTTTGAGTTGTTTACTGACTACAAGTTTTACTGTTCGTCTTGCCGGAATGATTACCGTTGTTCTCTTGTAGATATTACGGGCTTTCCTTTCTTTTGTGATATAAGTCTTGATAGTGCCAAAACCACGTATATAGACACTTTCACCTTTACAAAGTGCTTTCTCAATAGCATCAAAAGCACAATCTACGGCTTGAATAGCCTGTGAGCGACTAATAGTCGTATTGTTGATAACATGTTCAACGATCTCAATTTTTCTCATTGTTTTTATTTTTATTAAAATGATAGATCACTATTGTTTGGTCTACAATTCTCAGTTTTGTATTGAGTATTTTCAACTGATTTTTTCATTATGATTCTTGATTTAAATCCGCAGATAGAAGTAGGACGATGGCTGCAATGGCAAAACTCATTCCTAAAATGGCATACGTATATGCTTTAGAGGATTTGGATTCTAAAGCAAAATGAAAGTTAACAGCAAAAATGATGATATTCAAAACAATAAATATTATATCAAAATAGATTCTCATATTACTTCTTTATTTACTGGTTACTATTATTTTTCCTCATAATCACAAATGCTAATAGGGATTCTTGTTAAATGTTAACGAAAGCCCATTTGTAGCGGCTGTTATTTCTATCTCTGGATATAATCTTTCTATTCCATGGATAAACTCCGTAGCATTGCTGTTATTGTCGGACAGATGCAGGAGTAGAATGTTGCATACTTGAGACAGGTCATTGGCTTGCAATGTGAGGAGACAGTTATCATAGGACATGTGCGACTTAATGGTGCGTTCGTAGCGTTTCTTGTCAATGCGCCCGGCAGTGAAATTTGCATCAAGAATTTCCTTGCTATAATTGCACTCCAACATTACATTGTTAAGACCGGGAAATTTGTATTTTAGGAAATAGGTGTCTGTGGCAAACAGCACTGTTCCGCACTCTTCATGACGGATGAGGTATCCGTAAGGTTCCGCAGCATCATGTTGTACAGGGAACGGTATCACTCTAAATCCATTTATCACAACTTGTTCGAATGGCAACAGCCCTTTTGCCCAATAGCTGGAAGAGAAACCAAGCGCATGTTTTGTGCCTTGACTCATATAGCAAGGTATGCAGGCGTTTATAAAATCGCCCACACATTTGGCATGGTCGCCATGCTCATGGCTGACGATACAACCAACAATGCTGTTTAGATTGAAGTCAAGAACTTTTTTTACTTTGTTGAACTTAACTCCGGCTTCCACTGCAAGTACCTCACCAGTCTTTTCAGACTGGAAGAGGTAACAGTTGCCTGATGATGAAGAACCTAACACATGAAGTTTCATTTCAAATAGGATTAATAGCCCGGTCCATCATCCTCGGTTGAGGCTTGGTTTTCGGTACTTGTTTCACCTTGGGGCTCTTTAATTTCTCCTGTTTCAGGGTCAACACCTGCCGGAACTTCGTTGGAAACCGGAGCTACTGCATCATCAAAACTGATAGTGCCTTTGTTGGCTTGCGTGGAAATTTCTTTCGCAACCTGTTCTGTAACATCGACATAATCGGCGTCCTCTACATTTTCTTCAACGGTACGCATACCCATTGACAGTTCCGGTGAGTATGTAGAGCACCAGAACGAGGCGGCACGGTAACGTAACATCTGTTCGGGCATAGTACGCCACTTGCTGCCGTTTTTGCTATACCAACCCTCATCAATCGCCATTTGTATGGTAACGGCTGTACCACGTAAGGCAAGTGGTGATTTTGATGTAACCGGTTTTCCGTTCTCATCATGCGTAACACCTTTAGGAGTAGTCCATGCCACACACTTGACATTTGCCACACCGTTATTGCAAACTCCATTTGATGTCAATTCAAACTTCAGTGGTTCAAAGCGTCCACAAGTATTGATAGTGGCAATTAGGAACTTGGACGACCAAGATGGGCGACCATATACAATGTACAAGTTCTGCATTACCATAAGAGGGGATGCGCCAATGCGTGTGGCCACATCGAATGCGATTACGCAGTTGGCTACTGCTTCGGCTTCAGAGACCGTTTTTTTAGGTCCTTCTCCGGTCTTACCGCCAACAACACCGCCAATGCGGTAACTTTCGGGTACAAGACTGGAATTGGCAAACATGGTGGAGAAACGGTTGAGCGTTTCAATGGTTGTCGGGTCAAAGAAGTTGATGCCAACAGGAACGTTACTTTGATGTGTAACCGGTGTGATTTGTCTTTCGTTCATAATTCTAATAATTAAAGATTTAACTATTTATTTTACTGTTAGTTGACTGTCTGTTGTAACCTGCAAGAATATCATTTGTGCGTTGGAAGCAATGAATGTATTCACGCTTTCGGCACGGTCAATGAACATTGGAGCATAGACTTCGTAATGCCTTGCCAATGTGTTGGTGATGTCAATACCTGCGTTCACTTGCTTTGCTGTATTGCACGTACCATAGGACACACCATCAATTATAGGGATACATACTTCGTATTCGTTTCCGTCAAGAGTGGTATCGAAAAGTTTCCAGTGTACCATGCCAAACAGCGAGTTCAAACGGCTCTCACAATCATCAATGCGAGCTTTGGCAAACTTAGCAGCTATATATTCACGTTTCTCTATGTCGGCTATCTTCTGTGCGAGTTCACGACCTTCCTTTTCAAGACGCTCTATTTCTTTATCATAGTTGGCGATAATGGTACGGTTGTTTAGTTGGATTTCCAAGTTCTTAATAGCAGATTTCACCAACTCGGCACGTTCGGACAGTTCGGTATCTGTCTGAGTATATGTGATATTTGCTATTTCTTTTTCTATCTCATCCAAACGTTTTAGGTTTGCTGCATACGCAGGCAGCTCGTTTTCGTTGATGGCGGACGGTGCTGCTTTCGGGGTGGATTTCAGACGATCATACAGCCCTGCAATACATTCGTCAATGGCAGTAATCTTTTTGGAATGCTCTACAAGTTCTTCATTACGCCTGTTTAATTCCTCTCGGTATGATTCGACTTGTGTCGACAGGGATTTTCCACGTGATTGATTCTCTTTGAGCCTGTTTTGTTTATATTCTTCAAACTTTTGGAGAGCGTCTTGTATCATATTGTCGGGTAAAGGCTGGCCGCAATGAGGACAGATATTATCACCGGTGTACTGTGTGGCACGAATGGATGCCCATTCGGAACGTAATTCTTCAAGTCTGCTTGTTGTTCTAGTTATTTCTTCGTTCAAATACTTGATGCGTTCTTTTGCACGGGTAATGTCTATATTGCAATCCGATCGTTCGGAATGAATATTCTTCAACTCTTTCTCGATTTCATTACGTGTTTCGTTCTGCTTATCGGCTTCCTCCTGACGACTTCTCCTTTCTGCGGCAAGAATATCCTTCTGTTGCTGTTCGATTTGCCGTTTTTCACGGTTCAGCGCAGCTTTTTTATCGATGGCAGATTGCTTGCGAGCATCTTCAGAATGCAGAAGTTCGTTTATTTCTTCCAGCTCTTTCTTTTTGTCGGTGAGCATTTCTTCCAATGAGTTCCAATCCTCGGCTTCTGGTTTCATCTTGTCCGTTTGGTCGATACGTGGCTTGATTTCATCCGCTTGCATTTTTAGACGTTTTTTCTCTGCGGCAATCTGCCGACGATAATCCGCCAATGATTTGCCACTCAACATGTCTACGAGAGCGGTAAATTCTGCATTTCCCTGCGCCAATTCGTTGTCTGTTTTGGCTCCGGCAATGGACATTAACACTTCACGTTGAACATCTTGTTTTAACGATAGGAAATACTCGGTATTGGTTAGCATCTTGAAAAGGTTCTCATCAATGATTTCGGCATTTATACGTTCCTTATACTCATTGACACGAACAGGTACGCCGTCCCATGTGCATTCGGTGACATTCCCCTTGAACACTTCCTCTACTTGTCCACGAGGTTTGACCCATTGCTCCTTATACTCTCGTTTGATGGTAATTTCCGTTCCATCAACGACTAATGTTCCCTCTACGGAGCATTCACAATGCTGTAGGGGATTGCCCTTTTCGTCTGTGGTGCGCAAGTTGAAGTCTTTACGGTCTTTGCTGTCCTTGCCGAAAAGCAGCCAACAGAACGCATCCATGTGCCTGGACTTGCCGAGACCGTTACGACCACAGATACGTGTAACAGTGCCATCTGTATGGAACTGTGTTGTCCTTTCTTTTTCTCCACGCCAGTTGCGAAGCGTGATTGATTTTAGCTGAATTGCTTTCATCTACTTTGATTTTTAATAGTGAAAAAATAGTGGGAGGAACAGGATTTGAACCTGTGTCCTGCTGCATCTTGGCCATTTGGGTACGTACCGCCGCTCTATCCGCTGAGCTATCCTCCCTTATCATTTGAAATAGTCTTGTTGTAACCTTTGTAGTGTACGCAGTTCGATTGTGCGGTATTCAACTTTGCCCGGACGCTTGCAGGGGGTTATTTTACCCTGCTTGCGCCATCTATCCACATTGCCACGCCCAAACATAGCGTATGCTTTTCGCTGGCTGACCATTTCGGGGTCATTGTGTGTATCGGCAAGCATACGGACTACAGAGGACGCTACATCGCGGACGAAAGTGTCATAAGTAACGGATTTATCGGGAAAATCAATAGTGAGCATAGGATTACGGATTAAAGTGAATACTCTGCACGATAATTTTCATCGGTTTTAATGAAATATGTAAGCACTTTTATTAGGGAACGTTTAGAACCGGGCTTGGCAATAGAGTTAACCAGACTTTCTCTCTTTTGCTTGTCTGTAGCAATAAAGATGTAGCCCACGTGTCTTGCTTCCGGTTTAAGAGGCTTGATTTGAGAATTTAATTTTTTGAAATTGATAGACATGATATTGTAAGTTAAGAGGTTATTTGTTTTCATTTTGAAACTCCATCCATGATATACGTACCAGTTTCCATGTGAGAAAGATGAATACAGCTGATACAAGATAGCCAATGAACGATGCGATGTTTCCAAGTATGATATGTGCCACAATGCTGACAACCACCGCAAAAAGCATGATGCAGGATAGTATCAGTTGTGAAATATTTACAAATTTGTTCATGATGATTACAAATTACGATATTCTGATTACTGTTATGATACGCTTTTCTCGGTCCGTTTCTGTCTGGTACTTACGATTCAGGATAAGTCCGAGATCGGAAGCCTGAGCACGGACGCTCTTAGTCTTTTCAATGGGGAAAGTAACCGTTTTACCTACTTCCAAATCCGTTAAAGTTGGACGTACTTTTACTTGATTTTCTGCCATTTTATTTGTTTTTTATGGGTTATTGTTTAACTTTATAGTGCAAAACTAATATATTTATTCGTGGCGAACAAATATTTTCGTCATAAAATTTAGTGTATGCGAAATTAAATATTAGTCGACTAATTCAAGTTCCTGTAAATCATGAATTTAGAAATTGTTAGAAAATTGAGCGAAAACAGAGGTGGTGGATTAAAGAAACTTGCTGCTGATGTTGGAATGAGCGAACAAAATCTACATAGATGCATTAGAAACAATAAGATTCAAGCGGCAGACTTAGAGAAGATTGCTTTTCTATTAAAAGCTGACATACGAATTTTTTTTGATGATGAAGTATCAAGACTATCAAATAATACAGTTGAAACAAACGGCGATTTTAGTCCTGCTTCGATGATGGGCAACGTGTCTGTAGGCACAGATGCTATTCTTGTAGAACGAGTGAAGCATTTGGAAGAATTGTTGGCTGAAAAGGAGAGGTTGATTAAGGTTTATGAAAAGTTAGTAGAGGGAAAAAAATGAGATATATAGTTGGAATAATATGTCTTATTACTTCTTTACTGTTATGTGCTTGCAGTGAAGATGACGAGAAAGGCGCTGAACGCTATTCGGGTGTATTTTTGAGTATGGAGGCTATAGATGCTATTACTCCGGAAGATTCTTTTTCTGATGTCATATTGCATAATGTTGAGTTTGAAAAAGTGGAAGTAGGAAAAGGAGAGCCTATAGAAGCTGGTGATTACACTGTGAAGACAGAAACTACTTACGACTTAATCATGCGAGAATCCGAAGCTGATCTGTATATAAAAACAGAAAAAAGAACAGATAAAATGTTTGAGGCAACTTGTGTATATAAATATGTTTTTAAGCAGGGAACTTACGGAGTGATTGAAGTATCAGAAAATGCTATTACGGTCAACGGATATCCATATTGTAAACTTCAAAAATTTACACTAATACGTACTGAGCCAATTGGAGAAAAATATTCCAAACAAGATACAGAGACAGAAAATTACAAGGGAGTATTCTCCTGCAAAAGCAATGGTAGAAGCATAACTTTGTCAAATAGTGATTATATGTTTGAAGCCGCGCTTGGTGGTAACGAATGTAGGTTAACAGAATTATCTCCTGAACATAAAAATATCGGCACATTAGAAAAGCAATGAACGGAGAGTACCCATATTGTAAAACAGAGCCTTTTATGGATGAATTGAAAAAAGCCGCATTCAATGCTATCTACAAAGATGGTTGTGATAATTGTGGAGATTGGATAGATACATTGGTAAACTGTTATTCCGAAGAAGTGGTGGACGCTCTTGGGAATAATCCCAATGAGGTTTATGCAGAATTGGAAGATATATGGGAAACCATGGATTATGAAGACCCTCGAACCGGTATTTGCCTAACTTATCAGAATTGGGCAGAATATTTCACAGGGGAGTTTGCCCATACAATCTACAATGAATTGATTAAATCAAAGCAGGTGAACGAACGTAAATAA